AAACTGCTTGCCTTTATATCTGCCATTATCCAACCTTCCAGCCATATGTGGAACCAGTATAAACTAAAGAGGCCCAATATCCATTGGCGTCAATTATAAAGTTTCCAGCATTGCCATTAATTAATTTAGAATTTCTTGCTATGGTAATATTATACGTTGCCGCATTTCCTGATGCATCAAATATGTCAATCTGATCATTTCTTGTGGGGTTTGCGGGAAGAGTCAATGTTAATGCAGATGCAGATGTTACGTAATATCTAAGTCCAGCCGAAAGATTTGTATTTGAAGAAATTGAAGAATAAGAGGTGGGATTATAGGAATTAAGATTAGTTATTGTTACTACTTCAACAATATCATTTAATGCTGCCGCTACACCTAATGTAACTGTATTTGAATTAGAAGTTGTATAGTCTGTAGTTCTAAGCAAAAGCATTCCGTTAAAAAACACCTGCTCATATCCCTCTATAAATGAAACTGATGTGGTAAATGCTGTTTGTCCAGCGGTTGCTGTAAAAGACTGTCTGCGAATAATATTAGGATCAAATGAGTCTGCTGTTGAATCTGATTCCACCCAAATTTGTCCAACAACTGGAGATGCTGGTGCATCTGCAGAATATGTGACGGGGGTTACAAGAGATGTAAGAGTTGTAGGAGCATATGTAGTTCCAGATGAGGAGTATAGGATTTGTCCTGAAGTTGGGGAAGTTGATGTTCCTGTTCCGCCATATTGTGTTGCTACATATGAGGTTGAATCGATATTTCCAGATGCATCAGATACGACGGGACCTGCAGAGGTAATACCCTTTACCTGCAGTTTATTCTTTACTTTAAAATCTTTATCTGACAATCTGGTTCACATATCCCCTAATTGGTATACCTAATTATAGCATAGGCTAGCTTATGACATTATAGGCTTATTTAGCCAGTATTTACTTTGTCCATTCTGCCGAATAATATAGGTCCATATCATTTGGCATTAAATCTTCAATTATTGATTTTTCTTTTTTAGTTAATGAATTATATATTAGCTTAGAATTTGGATTAATTATGTTATGTATAGTTGTTTCAAAATACGGCTCGCTATCTTTAATTCCAAAATGGTTACGCATAATAGCCAAGCTTTTTTTTGTTATGTCGTGCGACATTTCTTCTGTCTTAAATAAATAATCAACTGATTTAATTCTTTGTTTTGCTAAAAGAAAATCTTCATCTGATACCTTATTTTTTAACTCATGTTCATCTATATGAATAGCATAAGAATCACCACTATAAGCAATAAACTTTGTCTGATAATCAATAATTCCTTTATTTGGGTTTTCAATAAGGAAATCAAGCATCTTTCTTTTTTCCGCTTCTATATTAACTGTTTTTGAATCAAAAGAATTAAAATATATATGCTGATAATGACTGATTGTTCTAGCAACAGGCTCTCTTAATGTAGAAAAACTTAAAATATTTTTATTATCTAAAGGCTTAAATGATAAATGACCATATCCATGTAAAATATCACCGTATTGCCTACCGTTTATTATAAGTTCTTGTTCAAGAACTCTAACGGTATTAGCATAAAAAAATCTACCACTAGTTTTTGGTATATGAAAAAACCAAATAGGATCTATGGCCTTGTTGCTATCCATTCTTGCGTATCCTCGTCCCATGCCCAAACTGCTCCATGGTTTCCATACAATAGCTCTGGGTGTAACTTAGGTGCAACCCATAAATATTTTGTTTCATCCCAAAGCCAAGATGGGTAGGGCTTTGGTGGCATAAATCTTTCACCATTAAATACATTACCAATTCCGCAAACAGAAGTATCGTCTGGTATTTCCATAGCAGTTAAAGTATCATTATTAAATATAACTTTTTGTGCATATAAAAACGGTGTAATATCTTGTGGAGTTTCTTCAAACTCAATGATATTTTCAACAACATTATCTGAATTAATTATTGCGTATTTCATCCTATAGCCGCCGCAATTCCAGTGTTTCCACTTCTACCAGATTGTGCCCAAGTAGCACCACCTGCACCACCGCCACGAACAATACCATTTTCATTTGTTGCTGCGCTTGCTCCTCCGCCAGTGCCAAAAAGACCGATCCAAGTTATACCGTTAGCGCCAGAATAAGAACCAGCACCACCATGAGGAATTCTTTGATCAGTTCCTAATCCAGCAGCTACTCCTAATTGTCCAGTGCCTCTAGTTCCTGCTGTTCCTTGAAAACCATTGCTTCCATAATATCCACCACGACCATCGCCACCAGTGCCGTTAGCATCTCCTTGACTGCCTCCACCAGAACCACCATTACCAGTTCCTCCACCACGACCACCATCACCGCCAGCAGCAGAACAAAGAGTTGTTCCGCTTCTAACAAAACTGGTTGTTCCGCCAGCATCGCCAGCTGGACCGCCACCTGCGCCAAGTGTAACTACTACAGAATTCCCAGAAGTTAAAGATACAGAAGTAGGCGTCATGCGCCCAGAACCACCACCAACTGCAGCATTACCTGCACTACCAGATCCACCTCCACCTCCTACTGCAACCAATAAATATGTTCCAGTAGCAGGAACTGTCCAAGTAGTGCTGCTAGTAAAAATTGTAACTGCTGGAGCTTTAAATGATGTTACTGGAGATGCTGCAGATGATGCGCTTCCAGATCTTGCTGCATAAGTAAAATTATATGTTGTTCCAGAAGTTAAACCAGTAATAGTTGCAGTTAATGAACTTGTTGTTGCTGTAGATATAACTGTTCCATCAGTAGTTGCCGCATAAATAATATAGCTATCAATAGCAGCAATATTTCCAGCAGGAGAAACTGCAGTTAATGTTACTTTTGCTGTAGTTGTTACAGTTGCGGTAGTGTATGCTGTAGGATTTACTTCTACTGTAGGAGCAACTGTAGGTGCTGGAACTGTTTGTGATGCAATAGAAATAAATGAGCCAGAAGCATTAGCTACTTCAAGGACTCCTGCTGTTCCATTAAAATATGGTTGTCCAACAGATGGAGATGCTGGTCTTCCTGCAGTATTTCCAAAAGGTATACCTACAATAGATGACTTTCTAATTGGCATTAATCAAACCTCCATCCATATGTTGAGCCTGTATAAATAAATGATGAACTAGAACCATTAACATCTATTATAGCATCATCTGCAATACCATTTATCTTATTACTATTTCTTGATACTGTAATATTATACGTTGCAGCAGATCCTGATGCATCAAATATGTCAATTTCATCTCCAACTGAAGGAGATGCTGGAAGCGTTAAAGTTCTAGCAGCTGCAGTATTTACAAAATATTTATTAAAAGATGACAAAGTAATATTAGAAGATACAGAAGTAGAAGGCATAGCAGTAAATCCAGCAGTTACACTAGCCCAAGATGCGTTGGTTCCATCAGATTTTAAATATTGGCCGTTTGCTGAAGTTTGTAATGGTAGTAAAGCATTTAATGTATTAGTGGTTGTTGTTTGTCCTGTTCCGCCCATAGATACAGGAAGTGGAGACTGTATGTCTAATCCATTTTTAACTTTAAAATCTTTATTAGCCATTTATCCCTCCTATACTATTCCATTATACCAATTAGTTTATATTAGATTGAGTTTCCAGCAACAGCTTCTGCCTGCTCTTGTGTAAGCCCAAGGGATACTAACTTAGCAATTCCATCTTGCCTATGCTGTTGCATTTCTTGACGAATTAATCTAAATTGTTTTTTTGGTTCTTCTCCAGGATAATTTGGAGCTTCTGGAGCATTAATATCTTCATGCTCTAGAATTTTAGCCTGTGCCCAAGATTCAGCCTCTTCCCTTGTAGAAAAAGAATCTCCATTTGGATAATGCGGTTGATACACAAATGGTGCTTCTTGTCCGTCTTCCCAAATACTTACAGCATTATTTTCATTTACTTCATATCTCATTATTTCTCCTAGTATGTCGAGTAATTATTTCTTGGATTCGATAAAGTTGAATCAGCCATTACCCAAGTGTTATTGTCAGTTCCGCCATAAGTCATATCACGGCCCGTATTAATACCTGAAGGATAATTGCGTTGAGTCCAAGTAATTCCGTCAGGTGAAGTTAAAGCCCTATCTGTTCCAGCAATAACCCAAGTCTTTCCGTTCCAGTTAACTGCTCCTGGGCTAGTAATTGAAGGCAGTGTTCCTGTTGTCCATGTGCTTCCATTATTGTCTGAATAATAATAAGTTAAACTAGAACCATTTGCTAACCAACGAGAACCATTACCACCTACCCAAGATGCACCTGCGCTAGTTGCTGGCATAGTTATTGCAGTCCAAGATGATCCATTATTTGTTGAATAGGCTCCATGGTTTCCGCTTGATTCGCAAACCATCCAAGTTCCAGAACCACCTGTGTTTGAGAAACCAACACCTTGCCAATCGTAAGTGCTTGGAAGTGTTGAATATTCAGTCCAACTTGAGCCGTTGCTAGTAATTGCAACTTTAGTTTCGAGGCGAGTAACAAACATAACTCTAGCATTTGCACCAGTTAAATGATTTGAACAGCTTACATACCAGTTAGCACTAGACGGCATTGTGCTTGCAGTCCAGGTTGAACCATTAGCAGTATAATTTGTAGTGCTTGCTGAATATGCTGCAGTAATATAATTCCCACCAATAACACCTTGCATTGGATACCAATAGGCATTTGTTGCCATTGTAGAATTTGTCCAAGTTATTCCATCAGATGAATATGCTGCGCCCGTTGAGTTTTCATAATTTCCAACAAATACTGTTCCGTTCCAGCCAACACCCTTCATTCTGTTCATACCAGTTGAGGGATTTGATTTAAGCCATGTTGATGCGTAACCTAATCCTGGTGGAGTAATGCTATTACTAGCAGAACTTGACTGAGAAAACCCATTAGAATTTGTTGCAGTTACTGTAAATGTATATGCTGTTCCATTTGTTAAACCAGATACTGTGATTGGAGATGAGCCAGTGCCAGTATAAGATCCTGGGTTAGATGTTGCAGTATATGTTGCAGATGCGCCACCTGTTGCACCTGCTGTATAAGTAACAGTTGCTGAAGAGTCTCCAGGAGTTGCTGTTCCAATTGTTGGAGCCTGTGGGACTGTCGTTGCAGTAACTGCAGAAGATGCAGAACTTGCTGCTGATGTTCCATAATTATTTGTAGCAGTAACAGTATAAGTATATTGCGTAGAAGACTGTAAACCTGTAACAACTAATGGAGACGAAGAGCCAGTTGCCGTATAAGATCCTGGACTAGATGTTGCAGTATATGATCTTCCAGAAATTGTTCCAGGAGTAAATGCTACTGAAGCAGAACCATTATTATATGCTCTACCTGTTCCAGCATTTGTTGCTGATACTGATGTAACTGATGATGCAATTCCACCAACTTGTTCCCAACCGTATGTAGAGCTATAAACTTCTATAAATCCTGTTTCAGTATTTGAATATGTATCGCCTACTGATGGAGATGCTGGCCTATTTGCAGTCGTTCCACGACCAACATGACCATTTGCTGCTGTATTATGAGTAGAAATGGCAGCAGCAGTTTCTGTATCTGTCGCCAACGATGTGGCGGTAGACAGAACATTTGCTACTTCTCTTGCTCTAGTCAATTATTTACTCTCCAGGAATTACAATTTCTTGCCAGTTTAAATCTTCTTCAACCCATGCATATAACTTACCATCTGTTGGCATAGGTGTTGGCGGATTCCATAGGCATGTATCTTCATCCAATATCCATGAAGCAAAAGGCTTTGGTGCAATAAATGCATCTCTAGATTCATCATATGTGAATCCGATTCCTGCGTAATTTTTTCTAAATGGGGTTCCGCCAAGTGCATGAACATTACCTGCTGTGTTATATGAGGTCTTCTTCCAAGTCCCGCCCAAACCTAGGTCGGTAGCAAGGAACTCTTGTCCTCTATGATCTTCTTCATCTGCAACTACTAATACACGAGTTACAATATTATTTTCGTCAATTTCGGCATAATGTGCCATAAATTCCTCCTTGTTTTAACTTTTTAATTTTACCATTTATATAATGATAATGCTATTAAATTTATGCTGCGTAACTAATAATAACTACGCCAGATCCTCCTGCTCCGCCAACGTTAACTGATCCAGATCCACCACCACCAGTATTTGCTGTTCCAGCTGTTCCAGTAGTTGTATTTCCAGGATCGCTTCCTCCTCCACCTAATCCTCCAGTTGCACCATTACTTCCAGAGTTATGTCCTCCAGAACCACCTCCTGCGTAATAACTACTATTTCCACCTAATGCTGTTGTCCACTGAAATCCATTTCCACCTGCTCCTGGATACCAAGTCGATGAATTTGTGCTTACCCCATAATTTCCAATCGGAGCTGCTCCATTTTGTGCAGCACCTGCACCACCAGCGCCAGCCATATTTCCAATTGGCGATGCACCTCCAGATCCTCCAGATTTTCCATTATATGAAGTTCCACCAATTGTTACTGAGCCTGCATTTCCAGTAGAGCCAGCTTGAGTATCTGCAGATTGTCCGTTTCCTCCTCCACCACCATTAGCAAATGTTCCACTGGTTGGTGCTGCTGACTGATAGCCTCCACCAGGTCCTCCACCAACTGAACTTTGAGAAAATGAAGATGTGGTTGACCCTATAGTAGCATTTCCACTTGAATTATTTGTTCCACCTGCGCCGCCAGCACCAACTGTAACTGTATATCCTGTTCCAGATGTAACAGGTTGTCCAGTAATTAATCTAACAAACCCTCCGCCTCCACCACCGCCACCGCCTTGGCCTCCTCCGCCGCCACCTCCAATAACTAATGCTGTTGCAGTAAAGTTAGAGGTAGGCGTAAACGTTCCACTTGATGTAAATGTATGATAAATATTTCCATTTGTAGAAGTTATAGTTCCGCCAGTTGCCTTTGGCGCAATTGTTGTTATAGAGTTAGATTGAGAGGATGCTGATGAAGTTCCGTTTAAATTTGTTGCTGTTATTGTAAAAGTATATGTAGTTGCATAAGATAAACCAGTTATAGTAAAAGGACTTGAAGAACCAGATGCTGTAAAATTTCCAGTTGAAGATGTAACCGTATATGAAGTTGGTGTTCCACCGTATGAAGCAGCAGTAAAAGGAATTGTTGCTGTTGTCCCACTTACTGTTACTGTTCCTATTGTTGGTGCTGCTGGTAACTGAGCCTGCCCTAACCATCCACCACTTGTATAACACAATAAAACATTTAATGTTGTATCAAAGTATAGATCTCCTACTGTTGGCGATGCTGGCCTATTTGCAGTCGTTCCACGACCTACGTGGCCATTTGCGGCGGTATTATGAGTGGCAATAGCTGCAACAACTTCAGCATCTGTTGCAGCATCAGTTGATCCTGAGAACAAATTGGATAAGCTTCTTGCTCTACTCATTATTCTCCCTTAAGACAAAAGAAGTCTTGCTTCTTCTTCTGTAATATTTAAACGTTCTAAGAGTGCCGCTCTTGCTTGAATCTTTAAAGCATCTTCTTCTGCTTTCGCTAATGCTTCTTGTTTAGCTAAAACTTGATCTGGATTATCAACCCATATACCGTTTTCTAAAATATTACCAATATTAGGCTTGCCAACTTCTTCACATGATAAAATTTGTGAATAGCCATATACAGACTTAAGATTATTAATATCTTCTTCATAATTGTCAGAAAGAATAACTATGTTAACCGCATAGCTATTTTCATCTAAACACACATATTCTTTTTCCATTATATCTCCTTATGTCCAGTATTGGATAAAGATTACTCCTGATCCGCCAGATCCACCAGCATAACCAGTATTTGCTGATGTTGTGTTAGAGCCGCCTGCGCCACCGCCACCTGTATTTGCAGTTGCGCTAGTTGGTGCTCCACCATTTGGATTTGGTCCTGCGCCACCAAAATAAGTTGTTGGTATATACATGTTACCCTGTAATAATCCACCTGCGCCACCGCCACCAACCATGTATCCATTAATAAAAATACCACTGCCACCAGCACCGCCTGTTTGAGAACCACTAACGCCATTACCGCCGTGGCCACCGTGATTTCCTTGTTGGCCTTCTCCAATATACATCTGTGCAGAATAAGGGTAGGCATCAAGACCTGCGGTTCCTAATCCGCCACCGCCACCTCCAGCTCCACCACTTCCACCTTGTCCACCGCCACCGCCACCGCAACCACCACTTCCTGGGCCTCCGCCACCTTGAGTTCCACCTGTTCCACCACCAGTTGCAGATAAATACCAAGCTTGGCCAGAAGTTCCAAATGTTGTATTACCGCCGTTAGATCCTGGTGCGCCTGTGCTAGTATTTTGTGCAGCACCTGCTCCACCAGCACCAATTGCATAAGAAATTGTTGAACCAGCAACAGATGATAAATCAAATGTTCCAGTTGCTAAACCACCAGCGCCTCCGCCGCCTCCAGCATATTTATATCCATCGCCACGAGCAGATGCTCCGCCTCCGCCTCCGCCAATAGCCCAAATTGTTGCTGTTTTAATTCCAGCAGGAACTGACCAGGATGTTCCAGATGTTAATCTTACCCATACTGGAACAGCAATTGCTGATACTGAGCCACCTAATGAAACTGAAGTTCCATTTACAGTTATTGATGAATTTGTTAAAGATGAATTTCCAATATTAGATATTGTGTTAGAAGAACCACTAATTGTTTTATTGGTTAGTGTTTCTGTTGATGATGCTGATGAAACTGTTACAGTTCCTCCAAGCGATACGGATGAACCATTAATAGTGATTGCTGAATTAGCCAATTGGTTATTTGCAATTGTTCCAGTAATTGATGTAGATGGAACTGAAGCAACTGAATAATTATTGTAGCAATTAATTTGAACAAAGTCTGATGCTGCTAATGCTGTTAATCCTGTAATAGATGTTCCATTTGTAGCTGTATAGTCATCTCCACGAACTAGAAGGATACCATTAAGATATACCTGTTCCTGCCCTGGAGTATATGAAAGAGCCTGTGAAGCATTATCATATCCTGATAAACTTGTTTCTCCGCCGCTCATTGTCTTACGCCAAATAAGGCTAGTTAGAACGCCGTTAGGACTTGGATATGATTCTATACTCATGTTGTCTCAACCCCCGAAATATGAAATTTAACATCTGTAGCTGTAGCAAATCCTGCGATAATCTTAGTTGTAGCAATTACTGTTTTGAATTGAAAGTTAATTACTGAGTTTCCAGAAATTGGAACAGCAGGAACTAAGTTAATTCCGTCTACTGTAATTGTAACATATTGCTGACTTGCAGACGTATTTGATACTACAATGTCTGTTAAAACAGATGTTGTAGAAGATGGGACGGTATAGAGAGTAGCAGAACTTGTTGCTGCCGACCCCCTATAAAATAATTTTGGTGTTGCTGCCATTAGTATACCCCCATCAAAGCATATGTTTCTGCATTTCCGCCACCTAAAGTAATTGTAGTTGTATCTGTTCCAGAATCATCTGAAAATGTTGCTCCAACTATATTAACATTCTTTCTAGGGTTTACAGAAGTTCCTTCATTTTTAAATAACTGATTATATACTTTAGACCAAGATACATTTGTTTGATCCGTTGATAGGAAGTATCCATCATTGCCCGTCTGAAGCGGTAGCAGGGCGTTACGGGCGTTTTGAGCTGTTGTCTGACCTGTTCCACCCTCTGTTAATCCCAAAGTGGCGGAAGACGAAATAACTCCAGAAGAATCTGTTCTAACAACTCCAGCAGTAGATAAAGAAGGGACTACAAGTCCATTCTTGACCTTAAAGCTTTTGTCTGACATCTATTCCCCTTAGAGTGCTACTTTGCTGAATTTTACTGCTACATTTGTAGTTGATGCATCTGTTACAGTTACCTGCAATACTGCATTTGTTGAAGATACTGCTGCTGATACTACTACACCTGTCATTGTTCCGCCAGTTTCTGTAATAGCAAATTCTGTCATATCTACATTTGTGCCATCATCTTGAACAATAACTTTGGAAGTTCTAATCTTTGAGCCTTGTCTTAAAGATACCATATATTCAATTGATGTAAAATCTGCCAGAGCTGTTGTATCTACAGTAGTTGCTGTATTTGAACTAACTGTTGCTGTTCCAGTTGTAATTGGAACCACTAAAGTTGCCCATGAAGCTGTTGAGCCATTAGTAGTTAAATACTTTCCATTATTTCCTGTTTGAGAAGGAAGACTTACTGGGGCTGCCGCCCACTCAACTCCATTAGTTGCAGCTGAGTTTGCTGTGAGCAAATATCCGTTTGTTCCAGCTGCTAATTTTGCTGGTGTATTATCGGCGGAGGCAACTAAAATGTCCCCCTTTGTATCAAATAAAGATTTGTCTACTTTACCATCTAATTGTGTTTGAATTGCAGATGATACGTTATTTAAATATCCTAATTCAATTGAAGATACGTCTCCAATTGATGTTGTTGAAGGAAGTGTTACTGTTCCAGTAAATGTAGGTCCAGCAAGATCTGCCTTAGCAGATAAACTTGTTGAAAGGCCATCAATTTTAGACTGAGCAATTGCTGCAGATGCATTAATATCACCATTAACAATCGTTCCATCTAATATCATTGTGCTTGTTACAGTGCCAGAAGGTAGTGTTACGGTTCCTGTAAATGTTGGCCCATTAAGTGGTGCTTTTAATGCTACATTAGTAATTGTTTCATAAGTTGTAGCAGCTGTTGCAGAAGCAAGCTTAAGATCAAGTGCTGTCTGAGTTGCTGTTGATATTGGCTTATTGGCATCTGTTGTATTGTCAACATTTGCAAGACCTACATCTGACTTTGTAATGCCAGTTGGTGTATTAATAACTGGACTTGTTAAAGTCTTATTTGTTAATGTTTGAGCGGTAGAAAGATCTGCTGTTGTTCCAGTATTAATACTAAATGAATTACCAGTTAGCGTTAGACCATTTCCTGCTAAATATGTGCCTGCTCCTGAAAATTGTGTAAATGTAATTGGGTCTGTGCCTAATGTTGTAATAGCATTTGTCTGAATCCAGCCAGTTTTTGAATTTACTGTTCCATTTTCTACAAATACAAAGTCTCCTGCATCTACTTCTCCAACTACATTATAATCAGCGGCACGAGTTGGTGCTCCATTTGGCTGAACAATATAAATACCGTTATCATGTGCCTGTGTTTGATTTTTTACAAGAATTCTATCGTTATGTGCAAGAGTTACTCCATCAAGAACATCCCCTGCTTCAACTGCATTATTAAGGTTTATGTTTGCTGTTGTTGCCGCTTTTACGGAGGCATGAACATTAAGTCCTGAAGTTGCTGCATCAACATATGCTTTTGTTGCCGCATGTAGATCTAGTGTTGGGTCTCCTGGAAGAGTTACTGCTCCAGTAAATGTTGGAGAAGCAATTGGAGCTTTTAAATTAAGCGCTGTTTGTGTGGCAGTTGAAATTGGTTTATTTGCATCTGTCGTATTATCAACATTTGCAAGGCCAACATCTGATTTTGTAATTCCAGTAGGTGTGTTAATTACTGGAGAAGTTAAAGTTTTGTTTGTAAGTGTTTCTGTTTTAGAAGCAGTTGATTTATCATTAAGCTGTGTTTGAATTGCAGATGTTACTCCATTTAAGTAACCAATCTCAATATCTGAAACATCTGTTACTCTAGCTTGAATTGTAGCTGTATCTACAGAGATAGCACCAGTTGTATCGTTATACGATAACCCTGTGCCCAATACATCTCCAACGGCATCTTGTGCTCTTTCTAATGTAAAATATTTATTTGTTGTGCCTTCTGAAACATCATCTGTTCCTAATGTGCGGGATCCGCCCAAAGATGTGGATGTTCCATTAATAGTAATAGCTGAATTTGAAAGTTTATCGTTTGCGATAGATCCAGCAAGCATTGTATTTGTAACTGAGCCTGTATCTCCAGTTGTTACAAGTGTTCCGCCTACATCTGGAATAGTAATTGTTCTATCTGCAGTTGGATCTGTTACCTGAATAGTTGTCTCAAAGTCATTTGCTGTTGCGCCTTCAAAAGTAATTGCTGTTGGAACGCTAATATTTCCTGTAAATGTGGCACCAGATAATGCTGCTACATTTTCTGCCAAGGCTACGGTTCCGTTAGCATTTGGGAAAGTAATTGTTCTATCCGCTGTAGGGTCTGTTACTGTTAAAGTAGTTTCATAGCTATTATCAGTAGCACCTTCAAATATAATACTATCATTTGGGATTAATAGATTTTGAAGACCATTTAGGCCAGCCACTCCATTTTCAGCACCAATATCTCCAACCTCAACATATCCGTTAAGTGTTGTATTTAAATTTGATGGGACGACGTTTGCGTAGTTGGTAATCTGAGTCCATGTGCTTGACCCATTTCCAACCTTCATCTTTAGTGTATCTGTCTCGATACCAACTTCACCTTCACGCAATGTTGGATTATTTGATGTCCAATTTGCTGCGGTGTCTCTACGTAATTGAATTCTAACTGCCATTTGCTGATCCCCCATTAATTATATCATTATTAGGTGCTGAAGAATAATTAGAACTTGCTGAACCGCCATCCATAGAAACTATATAATTACCAAACTCTACATAATTTCCATAATCTGCATGTCTAACAAATCCTTCTCCTGCGTAATGCTGGTGGTCTATTAATTCTTTTGGACCAGCTACATCATACCATATTGTGCCATTGTAAGTCTTTATTGTTTGTTCTGTTGTATCAAAATAAACTGTTCCTTGTGTTGGAGAATTTGGAGCTGTTGCAAGAGCTTGAATTCCTGTTGCAGTTCCGCCGCCTCCAGCGCCAGTTCCTATAGTTTGCCAAGCTGTTCCATTATAATATTTTAATACGCCAGATGTTGTATTATAATAAATTTCACCAGCATTTGTTCCAGTTGGATCTGAACTCAGTGCTGGAGGAGCAATCGGGGTTTTAAATAATCTAGCCACGATTATCCTACAACTACGACTCTATATTGATCCGTTGTTGGTGCCGTAGCAAATTTAACTGTTAGATTATTAGAATCTGTATGCTCTACATCTGCTTCAACCTGAGCATATGGTGTGGCATTTTCAAAAATCTGAACAGTGACATCTCTTGTAGCAAGTCCATAGTTTACTGTATATGAAGTTGCAGTTCCATCTCCTATGTTAAATGCTAACTTTCTTGTTCCGTAACCATTTGCGGTATCAAATACTAATGCTCCGCTAGAAAATGTTAATCCAGCTCCATTATTAATTCCGACACCATTGCCTGTTACTTCAAGACCGTCTGCTGTATTTAATTTAACTTCTACTGCTCCGCCTGTATTTGTAAGCGATGCGTTTGTAGAAGATGGTGTTACATCTACACTAAATTCAGTTCCAGTTAAAGTTAATCCAGAACCTGCGGTAAATGTTCCAGTTCCAGAGAACTGTGTAAATGTTAGTGGTGTTGTTCCTAAAGTAATTGGATTATCTGTTGTTAAAACCCAGCCAGTGTTTCCGTATAAAGTTCCCTCTTCTACGAATGTGAAGAATCCTGCAGTTACTTCTGAGCTAACATTTGCGTCATCGGCTCTTACTGCTGCTCCTGAAGATTGAACTACATAAAGACCATTATCTCCACCAGCTGTTTGGTGCTTAACCAATACTCTGTTACCAGCTACAAGTGTGACTCCATCAATTACGTCTCCAGCTTCTAGGGCTGTAGACAAATTTACGTTTGCTGTAGTAGAAACTCTAACCGACTGCTTTACGTCTAATCCTTGTGATACAGAATCTACGTAAGCCTTATTTGCTGCATCTGTTGATGCTGTAGGAGTTGTAAGATTAATAATCTTATTGCTATTTGCATCTAGATTAGCAGATAAAGATGTTGATGAACCTAATGTTTTGTTTGTTAATGTTTGTGTGCCTGAGTTTGTAGTAACAGTTGAATCAATATCAATTGATAATGTTCCTGCACCGTCTGTATATGTTGCATCAATTCCTGTTCCACCTAAAACAAGATTTGAAACAATATCTTCTACTCGCTCAACATTTAATGTTACTGCTCCAGTTGTCACTGTAAAGTCTGTTACGTTGAAGCTTGCGATACCCTTATTAGAAGAGGTTGCATCCTCTCCAGCTACTGTAATTGATGTTCCAGCATGTGTTACATCAACACCTTCTCCGCCAAGAATTGAAATTCCGTGTGTTGAAGGAGTAAGAGCTCCAGAATCAGTTGTAATTGTTTTAACAACTGTGTCTTCTAGTTCTACATGTCCTGCTGTTGTATTAAAGTCATCTGTATTAAAAGATGCAATACCTTTATTAGTGGTAGAAGCGTCTTCTCCAGTAATAGTAATTGTATTATTTGTTACAGTGGTGTCGATACCTTCGCCTGCGGCAAATGTTAAAGTATCTGTAAGAAGATTTACTGTATCTGCTGTTCCAGACTCTGCAGCAATTGAAAGAGCTGTTGCTACTGTTGCTGTTCCAGCGGCAGTCAAACGACCTTGAGCATCTACTGTAAATGTAGGAATTGCTGTTGAAGACCCATATGATCCTGCTGTTACTGCTGTATTATCTAAATCAATTGTTGTTGTTCCAGCTGTATCATTATATGTTGATGTTAAACCAACTCCGCCAACGATTGATGAACCGATTACATCTTGAATAACCTCTGTGGAACCAGACATCGGCATCCATGGGCCATTAGGTGATGATAGCCCATTGTAGTAATACATGGTGCTATTTGTTGTATCATAATAAATCTGTCCAACTACTGGGCTCGAAGGCGCAGAGCTTAAATTTTGAATTCTAGCATTCAACAGCTCATTCTTGTTGAGGTTGATGCTGGTTACGAATAATCTTGCCATTTACTTTACTCCTTTAAGACAGATATGCTGTCCCTGAGAATGGTTGAGCCATTGTCAGTGTTATTTGATTATTACTATTATAGTCTATGCCTGTTTCTAAAACATCTCCTGCGCTAGTCTTAACTGTCACGTTTGGCTTGAATCCCAAATTATGTGTTATTACTAATGAATATATTCCAGAAACTGGTCCAGTTACTTGTGCCAGCTCCCATGGATACTCATATGAGAACTCTGAAGGTAATTGCTTTAATGGGTAGCTATCTGCACCATCCCATGACCCGTCTGAAAGTTTTGGGCCATAAAAGTAGGTATTATTCTTATCATAATAAAAGTCTCCAGCAACACCTAGGTTATTTGCAGGAGAACCAGAGCCATTTAAAATTGTTCTTCCGCCAGGACCCTGTGGGCCTGGAGAAGATACTATAACTTTATTGATTGATTGGGTTACGGATACTGTTTCTGTCATTAGATTGTTACCGACCTACTTAAAGTAAGAAATCCTTCTATGAGTTTTGTCTTCACAGCAGAAGCATCTGTAATCATAATGTCATAAGATGATTTTGGATAGAAGAGCTTATTTGTTTGAGTGGGAGTCATTGTAACAGTTAATTTACCATTTACTTGGTCAATAACTATTCCACCAGAAGGAGAGGTCAAGGTAAATGCCAGTTTGCTTCCGCCTTTTGTATCACGGACTTGCATCTTAGCTGAGGCACCTGTCAGGTTGATTGGATCACCGTCAGTGTCTTTGTATTCTACTACAAATCTGAAAGTAGCATTTTGATCTACTTCCCAATTTTTTTGTCCTGCCATTTTCTAAACTCTCCTAAATAGGAAAACTCCTATGCTCATTTTAGCATAGGAGCGGTCCTAATCCATATTTAATTATATTACTTATCTGCTGCTTTAAAACCAAAATCTTTATTGCTTGGTGAAAGAGCCTTAAGAATAACTGGAGCTACTGCTGCAACTCCACCTAACAAAAGGTCCTTCGGATTTGTATTACCAGTCATATAAAGAGCAATCGCTGCTGAAAGAAATGCTCTTGCATAAGTTCCCAACGCTGCTAGAATTTGTTCTGTCATTGTTACTTTCCCATCCTTGTTTAAATCGGCATTTGCCATTTTATCGTCTCCAATTTTGAGCGGTGTGCTCAGAATTTTGGGGTATTACCCCAATACTTTATTCTACCATTAAGATGAAATATCTACAATTTCACAGTTTCCATCAGATGTGCAGGCAAGGGCTTGGGTTCCGCTTGTGCCATCTTCAGTCTCATAGAAAGATAGGTCTTCCCAACGAATTTCTTTAGGCATCTTTGCTACAAGAGCATCATATTCTGCCTTATCTACTTCTTGGTAAGGGGCCTGCTTATAAGAGTGATCTGAATGCGGCAGGAATGAAATTCCAGATACCTCATCAAAATGCTTATATACCCAAGCACCAACTTCCATCCATTCATCTTCTTTTACAGAAACTGTAATTGAAGGCTTATGCTCACACCAAGCACGTTGGTATACCAACCAAATATTTAAGTGTTCAATTGCCGTTAAATCATTTCTAACAATTGCGCCTTCTGGTGCCTTAACTGGAAATGAAAATACATATGTATCTGCTGGCTTCATTACATCGTCTTCTACAGGAATTCCAACTTCTTTTAAGAATGTAGAAATTGGATCTCCCTTTGAGCCACGAACTGTTCTAATGTAATATGGTGAATGCCAAGCATGCATTCCTGAAGACACCCCGACCAATTGAGATACTGTTCCAGATGGCTTTACACATGTAATAGCTGCAGACTCAGGAATCCCAATTTTCCCAGCCTCATCTTTATTTGTTGCTCTTGCTGATTCTCTTAAGTCCATCAAGAATGCTTCTAGTCCAACAAGGTCTTGTTTACCTGACATAAACTTATGCCCAAACTGTCCAGTAAGAGAAACTCCTAATAGGCGCTCTTCTTCAGTATTATCTTTCCAGATTTTACGAAGATACTTAAAGTCTGTTAATGTTGATTGCCATGTTCCAAGGATCGTGGCTAGCTTTACCTTTTTTTCAATATCTTTCTTTGTATCATTTTCCCGTAATACGACTTCTGAAAGGTTACAAAACTACGACTTCTGAAAGGTTACAAAACTGGTAAGGACGTAAAATAATTTCTGAACATGGGTTAGTTCCATAGTGAATATTTGGATCTCTTTTTCCAAACTTGGCTGCCTGGGCTTGAGCTGCGGCCACATTGTATATGCCTCGCTCTCCTGACTTTGAGTCATACAAAGATTTCCATTCTGCAATAAATTGCTCCATCTCTGGTTTGCGAGAATACGCAACAGAGTTGTTTGAGAGAGCACGTTGAGTATTGTTCTCCCACCAGTTACCTGATTTGGCTTGGGCCATTTCAATATCATTAATATTTGACAAAGATATCATTGCTGATCTACGAACACCGCCTACGACAACAACTTCACCAATCTTACACATAATATCGTGTGCTTCAATTGGCTTTAGCTGACGTCCTGTAGAAGATTTAAATTTTGCAATTGTAAAATCAAAAAGATTAATTAACGGTTGTGGTCCAGATGATCTTCCACCCATTGTCATAAGACGTGCACCTGCTGGACGAAGTTTACTTACATCAATAGCAGGAATTTGTCCTGACCAAAGAAGTGCCAGCAACTCACGGTATGCCTTCGCCCAACCTTGCTTTGAATCTTCAACAGTAATTACTGTTGTTGACTTTTCAAGTGTCTCTGGGACGGCAGGAAGCTTATTAACATACTTATACTCAACAGAGAATCCTACACCTGTTCCACACATAAGAATATACATAGTCTCATCAAATGAACGAGGTGAATCTACTGGAACGAATGAGCAGTTATATCCTGCGACATGATCTCTATCCAATGCAGCTCCTGCAGTCATTACTGATCTCATTGACGGCATAACATTACGATTGAATACAGCTTGTCTTAGCTCTTCTACAATCTTTACATCTGGAGTATATCCATTATTTTCTTTTAGGTGCTTCAACATAAAATCAAAATAGCGATCTACTGTTTCTCCCCAAGTTTCTCTGCGATTTTCTTCTTTGATCCATCTTGCATATCGAGACAATGCAATAAAGTTTTCATAGGGATTTTCAATAGTTCTTGACATTTTTAGTGACACCTTTTCTTCCGCCTAACGGATTGATTAATTTTGAATAAGATCTAATTCTAGCAAACTTTTATTTAGCGGTCTAGTGCTAGCTAAACTTTTTTACTATTGGGTCAAAAGCTTTCTTGGTCAACTGGTTCCAGTTATATTCTTCATGTATCTTAGTTGACTGAGCAAAGTAATAACCTGAGTATGCATTAAAATTAATTGAAACATCTCTCATAAGTTCAAGTAGGTGTTTATAGTTTGGCTCAAACACTTGGCCTTGATGAGGATAAGGCCATGGAGAATCTATTAGTTTTGACTTTAATTTTAATGGCCCCAAATAGTTATCATAATGAGCCCAAGCACTTGTGCAAATTGTTGGCATTCCAGTGGCCAAAGCTTGAAGCGGAATAAAGCCAAAGCCTTCTCCGTATGAAGGATAAACTAAAACATCGTGATCGTGATAAAGCTTTACTAATTCATCCATATCTAATTCATCTGTTATCATATTAATATTATTATATATATGATGAGGTAAACCAATAATATTTTTATCTATAAAATTATTATATACACGAGTAGTATTATTATTATAAGCTTTAATAGTTAAAGAGTATCTTGGATCATTTCCAAATAAAGCTGAGAATGCATCTACTACCATTTGTCCCGCTTTTCTTGGGGCGGGTTCACCAATATGCAAAAATTTTATAACGCCATCATTAATTCTTTTTTTACTAGTCCACATAGGCTCAATACCATGAGGATAAACATTAGATACCTTATATCCATTATCTTCAAATACATTAGCACACCAATTAGATGTTGTCCATATCTCATCTGCTGCATCTAAAAAAGGTTTCCATAAAGATGGAATCACAGTAGATTCCCAGGGCGTATAACTAATTTGATATTGATTCCTATGCATCTTAAATAGATTAGGTTGAGAAAAATTTAATTGAACTGGAGCTTTTGATTTTTGAAACGGAACAACATGTCCTAGATTATTTAAAGATTCAACAATGTGTTTACCAGCATAGGCGTATCCATTGGATGCAACTAAGTTAACTGTAGGCGTAGAATATGATATTTCCATAATAATTTTCTAGTTGACTGGCTTGACAGGCTTTATCAAGCAATGTTATGATTATAGTTCGTTATCTCTAAAGGAGGAAATGCCAATGGAGAATATAAAACAAAAGTTGAGTGATTTTGTTCACAGTTCAACTGTAATAGTAATGATAACATTGTTTCTATTTACAAACAATACTGTTGTTCCCGCTCAAGCTTTGAAAGTAGAACCAAAGACAGAAATACAACTGAAAACAGAAACTTTACAAAAGTTCAGCAATACTGTTTACAAGCCTTCACAAAAGCTTACAGACAAAGAGTTAGTAATACTGCTCAAGGCTGTTGGATTCGAAGGAAAAGCCCTTAGAACGGCTTGGGCCATTGCTAAAAGGGAGTCCAGCGGACGCCCTATGGCATATAATGGCAACAGGAAAACTGGTGACAGTTCCTATGGAATTTTTCAGATTAACATGTTGGGCAACCTGGGTGTAGATCGTAAAGAAAAATTCGACCTGAAGTCAAATGTTCTTTTGTTTGACCCAGTAATCAACGCAGAGATAACGTATCATATGACCAATGGCGGTAAAAATTGGTCAGCTTGGAAGGGTCTAACCCCAAGAGCTAAGGAATTTTATTTAAAGTTCCCTACTACAACAAAATAGGAGTTAGCTTGAAAAAGATACAATATGTATCTAAATATTTAGCTCTATCAGAAGAGGGCCTTGTATCTAGATTGGAATGTCCAATGGATCAGGGCCTTCTTCTTCCTAATCAGACTACTGAAGAAGAAATATTCCTATACTGCCTATCATGCAGTTATAAGAGATTTATTGGATCTGGATTTTATAATGAAATTGTTCAATCTGTTGAAAAACATTCGAAAGCCTAAAGTGGATCATACTTACGACTGGCAAAAACATAATTACGATCACATGACCTGGAAGAAGACACAAATGGACGGGCAAGTAGATTACGAGGAAAAGCCATGGAACCCGACGAATTAAACGAAGAACCCCAAAGCCTATCAGAAAATCTTGATATGGCTAAAAATATCATGCTTCACCGCATATAAGACGGATTAGTAATTATAGGAAACAAGATCGTAGGATCTGAAGATATGGACAAGATGATTAAATATCATGATCAAGGATTATTACTTGGTCCAGTCCCATCATATACTCCACCAGATATTTCAGAAAAGTAGTTGACTTAAAAAATTAGTTATCCTACAATAAGTAAGTATGGGTTGTAGCATCCCACCGTTTGCTCTCCATGCGTAGTTCGTAAGAACTAGCAAATCCCAATCGGATCCGCCTCTGATTGGGATTTGTCCTTTTGGTAGCTGTAATTGGAATTGAACCAATACACTCTTTCTTATGAGGAAAGCGCACAACCATTATGCTATACAGCTTTGGAGCGGATGATGAGAATCGAACTCACCCCTTCTGCTTGGAAGGCAGAGGCACTACCAATATGCAACATCCGCAACGCTGGGAATCCTGGATTCGAACCAGGGGCCTAGGAGTTAACAGCTCCCCGCTCTGCCGCTGAGCTAATCCCCATCACATTAAGTATAATATAAAAACATTTTTCTGTAAATAGTGAAGTGCGCCCGAAAAAAGTGCGGCGGGAGAAGAAGACATTTACTTTTTAACCATTTTAGCTATCTTACGCATATGTGTCCTAATACGATGACAATTACTACATACTACTTCACACTTAGCAATTTCTTCATCTATCTTCTTCTTAGACAATGTGGGAATAAGTTCCATAACATTTGCATGTTTCTTACCACGCACGTGGTCAAAGTCCATGACATAGTATGGGTAAAATTTCCCACAGTCTCTACAAGGGGACTTCTCCTTGATATCTCGTATATATTGTGCCAAATGAGCTTTCTGTTTGGCTATAGAGATTTTTTCTGATTTCATCCGCTTATGATTACATCATTCATATAGGATAAGTATATCAAGGAGTTTTTACTATTCCCCCGCTTTTTTAAATTTTAAATATTATCTTAGTCGACTACTTTATCTTTCTTAGTTAACTTATTTCCTTTGTATACTTGGACTGAATCCATGAATGTAACTTTACGAGATGTTACATATCCACCT